ACCTGAGCCTCCCGCTGTAATTTATATTCCACCTGTAGTGGAACCAGAACCTCCAGTAGAAGTAGAAGAACCACCTACTGAAGCAGAAGAACCCCCAGTAGAAGCAGAAGAGCCTCCTGTTGAGGCCGAGGAACCTCCCGATGTGGAAGAAGAAGCCCCTGTCCCAGTTGAGGAGCCACCTGTAGAGGCTGAAGAGCCACCTGCTGAGGAAGAAGCACCGCCTGTAGAAGAAGTTGTACAGGCAAGTGAAGTTGAATTAGAAACCCTTGCACCTGAAACACCAGTTCAATTAGACAATGGTGTAGTGCTTGAGGCTGGAACAGTAGTAGCCCTACAGTTATTAGAGAATCCAGCAGAGTTAATCTCTGCAATCTTTGATAATCCAGCAGAGGTACTTACTGCTCTGTCAAACATAGGTGCTGATATGTCTGAAGAAGAAAGAACAGAATCAGAGAATACAATCATTGCTTCCGTTATTGCTACTCAGGCTGCTGTTAATGCAGTAGCCGTAACTTCCGCTGCTAAAACAGCCACACCTACACCTACAAGTGGAGGTACTAGTGTGCCATCAAATGACAACATTAAGTTATACAAAAGGAGAAAACCTTGAAAGTACTAAAAGATATGGTCCAACAACTATGGACCTTGCTAGGTATGTTTATTGCTTGGGTTGTATTAACTGGCTCAGCAAAGACTGTAGTTGGTTATGCAATTATACTGACTTTAGTAGTTTGGGCAATCACTTATCCATTGCGTAACTCTAACGATGAGTAATGATATTGATTGGGAACACCAAAATAAATTAAGGCAACAATGGCTGATGGATAATCCAGAGGCTGAATATCAAGGTTGGATGTCAATTTAACAATAGATAAGGAAATGAAATGGCCTCGTTAAAAAATGTATTAATGCGTATTGTTGCAGTATTTGCAGCAAGCGGTTTATCTGTGATTGGCGCTGGTGCTATCGCTGGTGTAGATACAATGACAGCAGTAACTGTGGCTGGTCTTACAGCAGTAGCAGCAGTAGTAGAAAAGTTAGCCCGTGCATTTATGGATGATGGCAGATTATCTCTTGATGAAATCAATGCCGCATTTTCAACTGTAGATAAAGGCGCAAAGACTGTTGCTGATACAGAGGTAGAAACTCGTCAGGCTGCAGATAAGCAAGCAAAGATTGACCCTAACTATAACTAATGAAAAAGGGAACAGTTGCTGCAATCCTTGAGGTTGCCAAAAAAGAAGTTGGAACTATCGAAGGTCCAAAGGATAATGAAACCAAGTATGGTGCCTTTACTAAGGCAAACTTTCTACCTTGGTGTGGTTCATTTGTTATGTGGTGTGCTAACCAAGCAGGAGTAAAGGTACCTAATATGGTATCTACTGTGGCTGGTGCTGGTGCATTTAAAAAGATGAACGTTTGGACTGATGCTAAGAATGCTAAGCCAGTACCTGGCGATATTGCTTTCTTTGATTTCCCTGGAGATAACGTAGATAGAATCTCTCACGTTGGTATTGTAATTGAAAACAACGGAGATGGAACTGTTACTTGTATCGAGGGTAATACTGCTGGTAATCCTAAAGGAGACCAGCGTAATGGTGGTGAGGTAGCGGTTAAGACTCGTGGATATATTGCTAATAAGAAAAAGGTAATGGTATCTATTGTTGGCTTTGGTCGCCCTAACTATGTAGGCAATGAAGTTAATGTTACTGTACCAGTATCAGATACACCAGAATTTCCTGGGACTATTAAACCTGGGGATAGAAGCAATGGCGTAAAGATTGTACAAAAAGCCCTTGCTTTAGTTGCTGATGGAATCTATGGTCCCAAGACCAAGGTTGCCGTGATTAAGTTCCAAGACAATCACGATGTGATTGATTCCAATGGCATCATCGGTCCAAAGACTTGGGCTGAATTAGTTAAGTTCCTATAAGGAGAATCATGATAGACAAAGATAAAGCAAAAGCAATCGCTATGTCCTACCTACGTGCCGCTGCTGCCGCAGCAGTTGCATTGTATACAGCAGGACAACGTGACCCTAAAGTATTAGCAGCAGCATTTGTTGCAGGTTTAGTTGGTCCTATATTAAAAGCATTAGACAAGTCAGCACCAGAGTTTGGGCTTACTAAGTAGTAATAGCAAAACAAAACCCCCCTTCCAGTTTTATCTGGTTGGGGGGTCTTTTTTGTTTTCTAAGCAGTCCCCTTCTACTTAGCCAACTCTTGTATTACTTGCAGGATTTTATCTGGTCGTATCAGATAACCCTTTGACGGATTGGGTGGTATGTTACATGTAATTGGGTGTCCATATAAAGTAACTGCATGTTTAAGATGTTCTATAGGTACTATCAACACGCTTCCTTCTAATACAAATGCCCAGTATGCAGCCTTGCTTACAGATATACCAGACGGATACCACTCTTCATTATTATGTGACCAGCATACAGTTTCTATATATAAGTTACTCGTATTTCTCCATTTAAGGTCTGTCTTAACTTCAATAGTTTTGCCCTTGGTAAGTAGTTGATTGACTAAAGATTCTCCCTCATGCCCAACTGATAAGTCTAAATCAAAGTCAGATAGTTTTGACATATTGCTCCAAGGGTAATGTATCCATTGATGAGAGATATGTTGCGGGAACATACCAAGATTTTTCATTATATTTAAATATATCTACTTTACATTGACTGCCATATAGCCAACCAATTGCTTTATATGGAACTCCTAACCAATCAGGTGCCGTACGTCTAGTTTTATGACGCATACCATCAGCCATTAATATATATACAAGAGAATCATTATCTCTATTTGTATATCTTAATTTTGGTTGGTCATTAAATGTATAACGAACTTCGCCAAGGCCAGGAATATCTAATTCGTTTTTCCATTTATTAAAATGAGGAACAAAGGTTGTATTGCCAATCATTCTAGCAAATGCTAATTCACTACCAGCAGCAACAGCATGTTGCCATAATTCCCAAAGGTCTCCCTCTGAATAATTTACATTACGAGTAGGGTCACCAAGGTATGGCTTTTGCCTTTGATATCCAACCTCAACTGCAGTGGCTTCTTCTTGTGGTGTTAAAGAATATATTGTTTTTATTTTAGTAAGCATTATTAAATACAGAAGCAGGAACAACTGTTTTACCAATTATCCCACGCTTACTTCTATACTTATCCCTTTCTTTCTTGGTAGTGGCACCCCAAATTCCTTCAACTAAATTTTCAATTGCATAGTTAAAACATTGGATTTGTACTGGACAAGTATTGCATAATTTTTTAATATAATCAAGGTTGGGATAGTTACCCTTTTCCTCAGTGAAGAATATTTCTACATCAATACCAGTGCATGCTGGTACATCTTTCCATACTGGATAGTCAATCAAAACTTTTATCCTCCCGTTGAGTAGAAACCACTTCCCTTAAAATGTACTGGTGTAGAGGACCATATACGAGTCATAAGATTTCCGCAAGAGGGGCAGAATGGTGCAGCAGAATCATTTGTTTCTTGTATTTTAGTACATATCTTGCACTCAAAATCATAGTAAGGCATTACATACAATCCATTCCTATATCATCTATTGGTGTTGGTAGTGTTACCAATGAGCCACAGTCTACACACTCACCATCTAAAAAGTAAAATGCTATCTCACCAGATTCAAATGCTACTATTGCTGTAAATAATTGTGAACCACATACACAAATATCTCCTATTGGATTACCACGTAGGTCCATAGCATTGCTGTAATCTTTTTTAAATAAATCTTTTATTTCTTTAGGCTCTTGTGTCATCTTCTTCTTCTTCATCTTTAGCCTCTAAGTTATCTGTATCGTTGTAAGTACGCCATCCACCCAGTACTCTAATCAAAGAGTTAATTGCACGGCTAACTCTCATACGTGCACCATCAGCGGATATGTTTAATTCTTTGGCTAAGTCATTCCACTCATAGTTGTCCGTTGTAAATCTTAGTCTTAAAATATTTTGTTTAGCCTCTGCTAACTTGTTGAATGCTTTTTCTATGTCTGACCTGAGAACTAACCAATTGTTTCCGTCTGTTACTTCTCCTGATTTACCAAACTTAAAGTTAAGGTCTTGTAT